CGGAACCGTGTTTAATGGTGACGCAGCACTCTCCGCAAAAGCCCGATCAGGCAATCTAACTTCTTCGATACCATTGATGCTCACAATCAACCCGAGCGTATCAATCACGTTTAATTTCGTCTCTACAACCTTTTTGATATCCATCTGGCTCGAGCCAACCTGCGTGTCGGGGGTCAACGGCATAGGCTGGATAATAGGCGTGTAGTTTAATCCAACCTCTACAACAGTCGCCGCACGTTCAGTAGTCACCGAACCGCCAACCACCGTTTGACTAAGCATCACCGCGCCATCAGCTTTAATTCTAACCTCTAGCCCTTCGAGGTGATCAAGCCCCGTAATCGTTGCAGAGGATGCTTGCGTCTTGGATACAGCCGAATCCGTATAAACATCATCGCTTTGCTTTTCGAGTAAATTTTTACCGTTTCGCGTAGTGGTCAAATATAAAACATCATCAACCGAGCGGCCTGCAATGATTGAACCGCTAGTTGTCCACTTAGTAAACGCGCCAATACCCTGCGATCTTAAAACGTTATAGACGGCCATCGTGCCGTCTGTGTTGATAATGAACACATAGTTTGAATCGTCATTAGAGCGCCCCCTAAGTGCGACCATATCTACAGGTATGTTGATTAGGGATTGAGCCAAGAAAGACAGTGACGAGCCTAAAAACGCTTGCTCCTGCAAACTGAACAAGAATTCTCGCAACGTTCGGCCTTTACGCTCGATAAACAGGGTCGACCCGTCAATTTCTACAGGGTTAACCGAAGATGTGCCGTGATTAGTCTGGGATTGAGGCGTAATGTTGCCCGGTGTTGGTGGTATCTGTGAAACTGCGAATTCCGCAGAGGTGGTAAATATCTGCAACAACCGAGCAGGCACAATAGCTGAAGCCGAATTACGTGACCGAGTGTTAAGGGTAACGAAGATAGCGTCATCATCAAAGCCTTCGCCGGTGTCGAAGTCGAAGAACTGGCCGACTCTGGACCCCATTAGAGACTGAGCTTTGCTTTTAGTGCCCCAAAAATACATCCGTGACTGATAGAACGCGACTGTTCGCGGGTAGCCTCGTGTTGCGCTCCAAACGTCTTCCCTTCTTGATACGCCTGCTTGTGTTCTTATCCCCACGATAGCAGCGGCGGTATCAGCAGAAGACACAGGGAAAGCAACGGGTGCCTCATAGGGTCCGGCGCTAGCGTCAGCTAGTGTAATGTTGACCACCGTGGCAGTACCCGCAACGCTAACGCCGGTCTCACCGAGGAGATAAAGTTTCTGTACTTCCTCGCGTATGTTCTCGAATAGCGTAGCAGTGACGCCGGTATAGCTGATTGTTTTGGTTAATGCCGTTCCAATATCAATTTGAAAGCGATCACCTTCGGTAAAGTCAGAGAAAGTTAACCGGCAAGTGTAACTGGTAGGCGCGGGGCTTGAGTCGTCATTGTAGTCAAGCTGAGTCACAGTGGTAAATGGTATGTCCGTAAAGGACCAATCCGAATCAGTTGTGCCTCTGACTAACCGTCTAGGAGCGTGTTCTTCCATTACCGTGATCATTGCGGTGTCAGCTTGGGCGAACTCAATGCTTAGTATCTCTGAATCTAGGTATTTAGTGCCAAGATTAGCCAACACTACATCGTTTTTGTAGATCCGAAGGTTGCGGTAAGTGTAGACAAGCAGGTATTGATCGTTGTCAGTCAGCTCAAAGTCAGACATTCGAACATTTGAAACCGTGGACTCCTCCCAAATAACGAATTCACTGAGATTAACCTTCAATGTTGTTAAATCAGCCGCGCCAATTCGGACTATTCGCCAGTATCTAGCGGTAACACCCTGCACTCTAAAGTCTTGAGCCGTCGCATTAAGGCCCGAAAGCGTCTTGATAGTTGTCCATGTGAAACAATTGGGCGAATATTGAAGCAAAAACTCGCTATTAGTCGCCGCGCCACTAAAGCCAATCCCCAGAATATCAACGAATAGCACATCAACATCGGCACCTAAATCATACTGAGCGACAATGTAAGGGTTAACCGTGCCTATATTGGTGGTTGTAACCGTGCTAGTGGTCGAATCATCATCAATGATGTCAGCCGCAGTGCCGCCGTTGGGCATCGTGGGAATTGATGCGTTTTGAGTGAAGACTCCGGGCAATGTATCAATGAATAACGTGCCAGGTCTTCTACGGATAGGACCTTGAGGGAGGGTTAAAACGTTTTCTGCTTGCTTGCACCCTGAACGGTACTGCTCTAAATCAAGTCTGCCAATAAGCTGTTCATCAACAAATCCCGTTGTGAAGTTGCTTTGTATGGTTCTCGTTTTAGGCATAGCATCTTAACCGTATCTAGCTGCAATAAAGGGATTTGAAACTATTCTGTCTTGCGTTTGCTGTGAACTATCCGCTTGTGTAGCGCGGTTTCTAGCCTTCATGTAACGTTGTTCGAGCAATTGAGAGGTAGTGAACCCTTCGCGTATCGGTATGGCGTAATTAGCAGCCAGTGATAACGAAAGCATTCTAGTAAACGAGGGGTCAAACCTAGACTCGCTCACATTCGCTATGTAGTCCAGATAGATAGGACCATTAGCGTTAGTGTATATCTTGTCTTGGTATTTCTTAAAGCGTACCCGAGGCTTTATAAACAGCGTCTTCAAATGATCTGAAGGCAGTTGATAAGCGTAGGTGAATTCGTCAATCGGCGCAGTTGTGAGCTGCGCTAATTGAACCTTGAATCGAGCAAAACTCCAATTGCTTGAAGTCAGCTCTTCTTCTTTAACCTGATCGTACAAGCTCGCCGCGACTCGGACAACACGGCCTGGATCGGTAAGCGAGTTTATAGCGTCATGGCCTAGCAAGATCAACGCCTGAGAGATAATGTCAATCTTGCTAGCCATGGTTAAGTATCCGTTGCGGTAATTACCAATCCATCTGTAATATCAATCGCGGTGCCGCTATTCGAATTGCAATAAGCAATCGTCAAAATCGGCGTTCCACCCGTAGCAGTGACACAAAAGATAATGTCATTGAGACGAATCTCATTGATAGCAGGAAGGAAGTAATTAGCAGCCCTAACAGCAGTCATCGCATCAGCAGTCGTATACATCCAGACCGCATTGGCGTTGGTGTTAGCCGAAGATGATACTTTAGCTAAACTATTTCTGGCAAAAGCCATAATATTCTCCTATGACTCAGTGTATTGAACTTTCACGATACCTTTAGGGTCGCGGTTAACTGCACCGGCCTTAAGGAAACCATTAGAAAGCCATGAAGTTTTAACAGGCACATAATTCACTTCGGTAGTAATCGGAATACCACGAGCAATGCCCATTGCATCCTGATGCCAGAACCATGAATCCACGACGTTACCAGCCTTTGTCAATCCGCCTTCTTCGCTTGATCGGTCATCAATGATCTTGAAGTTGAATCCCATCCACTTATCGACATCACCAGTGATCAGCCCTTGTATCTGGACGTAATCAGAGCTAGTCACCTCAGTAGTATGAAGCAAACCCTCAAGTCCATCAGCCGTAATAGCAGCAAAGCGCTTACCATCAGTTCGAGGAACACCATTAGCATTCAGCGCATTCGATGCACGTAGCACTTTGGCTTTATTGAGGTTTGTGTCAGCGCCACCGATTGCAGTATTTACAGTCGTGGTGCCAGGCGTAGCAGCATCCAGCGCGTCAATCTTTATCTGATCTTCGCGACGGCCAAGAGCCATAGCGATTACTTGAGCCAATTCTAACTTCTCGTCGAAGTTAACTTCAGCCTGGTCAAAGATATCCGTGTATTCAGGCGCTAGCCAGTTGGACAAAGTTGCTTGAGAGAGAGAGTGCGCGACATCCATAGGCGTAACATCGTCCGATGTGCCTTTCTGGTTTGCCATGCCTCGTGCGATTTTACGGAAGTCATAAGTGTCAGCGACAACGTTATCACGCATTGTGAACGTGCCGTCTAGTTCAGAACTACCTTGGTATTCTTGGTGGACCATTGAATCGAATTCATTCACCGCCACACTTGAAAGAGTCTTGCTCATGATGAGCCCCTTATAAATGATATTTAAAGTTTTTTAGGGTATTCCGAAAGATTCGGAGCCTTTAACTATCAAGGGGCCGTTAGGCGTGTCCTTTAGACTTGCTATTCTACCCTTTATCCCTCTCCATGCAAAGCCTTACTGTAAATGTCAATCTCTTTTCGAAAGGCTGGATCTTTATGGAACCTCAGCGAGCCGGCGTTTGGCCCTTCGCTAATCCGTTCGTTTCTCATCTCGGTAAGCTTAGCCATCGTGAAGCCCTCTGGATTTGTGCCACCGTCAATAGGTGGAACTTTGGGCGCAGTCGCAAGTATCACCGCCTCAACTAAGCGTATAGCTTCAGGCGTATTAGCATAAGGTGCAATTTCAGCATAAGTCTTAGCGTCAAGCATATTCGACAGCGCCCCGCTAACCTGGCTGATCCGCTGTGCAGACTTATCGCCTAACACCTCCTGCACCTGTTGCGCCATTGTTGCCTGTTCTGCTTCGGGATCGCCGGCAATCTCGCCTAGATACCATTCCATCGCCTTATTGAAGCCTTCCTGATTCATACCCATTTCTTTGAACATGGTCTTAGCTTCGCCTAGACGTTCCTCATCAAACTCAACGTCCATACCTTCAGGTAATACCATCTCGTAATCGTCTGGGGCACCGGTGAAAGATCCGAACTTAGACTCTAGCGCGTTATACGCCTCAGCCTGAGCCTGTACGGTCTTGTATTTATCACCTTTGAACCATTCAGGCCGGTCGCCAATGCCTTTAACGTCAGATGATAAGAGCCATTCGCCCTCTGCCGTTTGGATGTTTCCACCCTCTTCAGCGGGTGGCGCGTTTAACAGCGTTCGCTGCTCGTCGGCCTGCTCTTGGATGTTTACTTGCTCTGATTGTTGCTCACTCATGTGTATGCTCTCTTTTGTGGTTGCGTGTACAATCGTTTGGCTGCGCTCTTGGCTGCTAACGGTATCCCAAGATCATATCGCCGTGATAACTCGTTGAGTCCTATCCAATCCAAATGAACACCTTTACGGTAAAGCCTGAACGCCTGTAATTTAGCGAAGAACTCCACTTTCTCGAATGCCCACTGATGACAGAACTTGTTAATTGCCTCAGTCAATATCTCAACCTTGTCCTCCGGTACCAGCCCGTTAGCAAAGTCGCCTTGATCCCCGTAGGGAACCTCTGTATTTCTGCGCTTGTCGGTTAACGCTGACATTCCCACAAACTCAACCTCAGCATTGTTTGGCATTGGTCGCGGTATGTCGTTCTGTGCTGTGAGTATCTTTTTAATTAGCCCTTCAGCGCCTGTTGATTTGACGCTGAACAGCTTGCCTATCTCTTTCAGGCCATTATAGCCATCATCGTTAAACGTCTGCTCTAGGCTTTCTCGTGTGTGCATAAGTTAATCCTTGTTGCGTATGTTTGAGTATGTACACCATCACGGTCTTAGCCCCGCTAAAGTACGCGTGATCACCGTTCTGAGGTACGTCATTAATCAAGAAATGCTGATTTAAATCACCTAGCACTCTTTGACCATCGGGAGTATTGAACACCCGCGCAAATGCAGCCGATAGATCATTGGCTTCATCTGCTATTTCTTGGGCTTTTTTCTTTGGATCGAGCATACAGGTATCCTTTCGGGCTGTTTATTTCATTAGGCGACTTGGGTAGCGCCCTGTTGTGGCTGTTCTTGTTGTGCTTCTGCGGCCATTTGAGCCAATTCCGCTAGCTCTTTCTTCTTCTGCTCGCGTGCTTCTTCTGTTCGAATCAATCCAGCATCCATTCCGGTCTTCTTGCCGATAAACTCAGAAGTCTTTTCAAGGTCATAAACCAGCGCCGTAATTTCTGGCCCTGCTGTCTGCATAGACATTTCAATAGCTGTCTGTACCGCTATCAGCTCCTCTTGTGACTGGGCCTGAGCTAACGGGGAGATGAATTGAACTGTAATTTCCCGTCCGTTGATCGAAAGGTTGGGCACTATGCCACGTCTTTGCAGGATCTCAAGCGAGCGATTAAGTATAGGCACTAATCCCTCAGTTTGGATTCGACCAAAAGCGCCGCCAATACGGCTCGATAGCTTCTGTGAATTCATAAACACTTCAGTAGCAGACCTAACAGGGCCGTTAGGGTCGCGCAGATCATTAAAAAATGCTTTCCGTATGCTGTTTGATATCCGCTCTAGCTCGAATAGGGATAATTCCAGGTCAGCACCGGTATCAAGCCTCTGCAATGAAGGGTTCTGATTGCCGTTACTGCCTACGGGAATGATTGTGCCAGGTGAAATAGTGACCGTATTAGCATTAAATATACCGTCATCAACAGATGTATACATGCCAGACAGTTCTAATGCCGCCTTTTGTAATGCAAACTCTTGAATCTTGTTCAAAGTCTTGGAGTCGGGTAAAGCTTTGACCCCAGGCCCGCGCCCTCTAATCTCGCCCGCAGAAACTTTGTAACGAAACACAGCAATAGGGTTGTGCTTGCCTTGAGGCTCAGACCATACAACTTGTTCTGTTTCATCTTCCATCACGATGATGAAGTAACCTTCTTTGGTCTTAACGTAACCCTCGCAGAATTTAACCTCTGCCGTTGGCTTGTCTTTCATCTTGTCGCGTGTTTCTTGTGAGAAGTCACCGCCTGGATAAGTCGCCTCGACATTACGCGCAGGCACCTCCCTAAACTTGAACTCAGATTCTACATTCTGGAACGGCCCTTCTTCATATGCGACAAACTGTTGATTCAACGCGTGGTACGATAGGATAGACTCATCCGGATCAGTATTCTCTCTGGTTTCAATAGCCGCCGTGCCTATCAGCCAGTCACCGTAAGCTGTAGACATTTGAATGTTGAAGTTACTTTGCTGGATATGGCTAAACAGAATATCAGTGATATCTTCTAGCTGTTCGAGCACATCCGTAGATTCTCTCACCTCCTCAGGCAACTCAAAGCCAGGTTTCAGCTTCGCCCATGTTCGCCAATCGGGAGTAATCGCCGCTTTCGCCACATTACTCGCTTCTTCCATTGCATCTTCCGGCAATCCATCCAGTATTCGATAGTCGCGTGCTTGACCTGGGCTTAGATTCTGAAACCTCCAAGTAGCTTGTTGCGGCAGAAAGAACGCATAAGCATCAGACAACAGTGATTGCCATGTAGCCTGAGCAGCAAACGCTTTCTTATGTCGCTCTTTGAACGATGTAATTGTGATGCCAGCAGGTAAGTTAGCCACTACGCAACCTCGTTAAATGTAAATCCGGCAGGTAAACCGCCGAAGCCAGCGCTCGGGCCGGAGCCCCCAGAGCTAGAGCCACTCAACAGCGAAGGTTTAGCCCCGCCTGATTTAGCGGCGAAGGTCGTACCGGAGAATTTGCTGCCATTTGCACCACCAGAAGGATTAAACCCTGATAGCAGCGAAGCAGATCCCAACGTACCGCGAATCAACAAGCGCTTGCGCCTGTTCTCTTCGTCAATCTCTTTGTCCAATGACAGTTCAGACCTTCTAGCAAACGCGTTCTCTTGTGCTGTGGGTTCAGGGACTGCTGGTGCTTTGCGACTTCCCATCGAGGTAACTCCAAAGTTGGTATGGTGTCAGTATATACCATTTGTTAATGCCTAGAAATGCCTTGATTATTGAGACACAAGTCATAGGCTGCCAGATAGTACGCCTTACTGTTTCTTTTCGTTCGATCTCAATGTCTTGATAGTCATAGTGAGCGTACGTCCCTAATGACTCGAATATGTCAGCATAGTAAAACCTGGGATCTATAATCATGCCTTTGATTTCCATGAAACAATGCGAATAGCCATGTTTTAAGAACCGTTTAAGCAGGAAATCACCATCAGAGTGCGCGTAGTAGATTCTCACGCGAACGGGTTGATGTTGGTTTTCATCTGCACCACCTGCGGCGTCCTGTGCTTCTTGCTTAGATTGTCTGTCCATGCTTGACCTATTTGCCTTAATGCGTCGGCACCATCTGAACACCAATCATGCAGCGGTGAGTCGCTATACTGTTGCGTTCGCTCATCGTAGACATATTGATATGATGCAATAGCGTTAACACCTAGTTCACAGCCAACCTGGTTATAGTTCGGGTTAGTCATCATGCGTGTATCATCAAATATGAATCTTGGAAATATCTTCTTTGTTGCTTCAAGACCATTCTGTATGCGGTCGATCCTCGGCACAATCAGGAAGTTAATGCCCATCTCTCGTGCTGTAGCTTGCCGCGTCTTGTTGTTCATCAGTTCAGTAACGCCAATGTCGTGCGGTGCGTAGTGGTTGCCGTAGCGAATAGAGTGTTGTTGCTCGAAGTCACGGAGATAATTGATGTAGTGCGCCATGCCTTCATTGTGGTTCTGATAGTAACCGATCAGCCTGATTTCCATGTTGACCGCTTGAACGAACCAAATAGCCATGTTGCCTGATGACTTATTGCGCCCTAGATCCCAGAATGTATGAACCTCAACGCTTGGGTCAACACCGATTGGCCTTACTCGCTTATCCGCATACGCTGCCGACATCTCTCGACCGTATACAGCCCCAGGTATCTGAGCGTCAAACGAATTGTAATACTCTTGCTGTATCTTCTCCTCGCTCATGCCTGAGTCGCGTTCTTCTTGAATCATCTCAGGAGTGATTACAGGGCTTCCATCTTCACGCTTAGTGTCATCAACAGTTAGATTGACACAGAACCACTTAGGGTTAGATTTGGCCATGTTGTACAGTGTGAACCCATGATTCCTGCCTCTTGCCGTGTATATGAACGCAGCCCACCCATCATTTTCAAGCAGTATAGGGCGTATAAAGTCCCATGACTGAGGGTCACATAGGGGCCACTCACTGAATACCACTCCTATTGGGTTCGCGCCCACCAGTGAATCATAGTTATCTGAGCCACACAATTGCCATGTAGACCCGTTGACAAGCTCGATCATCATCTCTTGCTTTAGCGTGTTCTTGCGTATCGCTTCAGGGAACACTTGATCCAGGATCTTGCGGCCTTGTCGGTCTATGCCATTCCAGATAGCTTTCCGGGCTTGTGTCTGCTTCGGGAACAGGTGCCAATAGTTACCAACACGATCAAACATTGATTTGGCGGTGTAGTTTAGAACCTGAGAGTCTTTACCTGCTCGCCTATGCTCAACCAAGCAAGCACGCTTAAACCCGTTATCCATCGCAGCAAAGAAAGGAACTTGATACTCTCGCGGCTCCCAATCGTTGGGCAGAGTGACAGTTGTCATGCTTCAAGCCAATCCGCTATCGGATTATCTTTCACTAGCCTGACAGTTACAGCTGGTATCCCTGCTGCGTACTCGCCAAGCCATTCTCTGTTTGTTTGCGCCTTTGCTCTCATTGAAGGGTTTCTAATCCAATAGTCACGAATTCTCTGTTTTTCATCAACTAAGGGGCGATTAGATTGTATATCCTCGGGATTTTCATCCTCTAGCCCGCATTCCTTCGTTTTCCATTTTTGCTCATTCATAGCGTTTTGCTCGTTAGATGAATGAATTACGCGTCTTTATAGTTCTTAGAGACGATGGTGATGTTGGTGTCTACCTGCTGAGTATTATCAAAGGCTTTGACGTTTACGTGCTTGCCCGCCAACTCCAGGAAACCTTTAGCCGTTGCCATTTCATCATTGGCGTTACATTTGTCGTATGATTTCTTGGCTTCAGTGAGCACCCATGCAGCGTCTATCTGCGTTACATTCGAGCGTTTAGCCTGCAATTCCGCGACAACTTCCGCAATACAAGGTTTAGCGAGGTTCTCTGGCCCTATTACATTAGCTGTCTTTGCGCTATACCCCGCCCTGATTGCCGCCTGAGTTGCGTTAAGGTCAATTAGGTATTCTTCACAGAATGCTTGCTGTTTAGCTGTAAGGGTCATTTCTGAGTGTCCTGTGGTATGAATATAAAGTTATTTTAAATCCTTCTGAATTTATTTGCAATTAGCACTTGATTGTAACCGGTTACGCTGTATACTGATCCCACACCAACCCAAACAGAGAGAGCAACAAAATGAAAAAATTAATCGCAAATAGAATGGAAAATATGTCTTCTGAAGAGTGTGAGGTTGAAGCTAAGCAGCACGCGACTAGCCTTCTTGAAGACGTATTATATGAACTACAAAAATCAAACAATCACTCCCCGGCTATTACAGCGTGTGCATTTGAACTCGTTGAAAGAAAAGGCTTTG